GTTTCTGCTAGTATGGCAACATTAGCATTTAATATGTTTTTTAAGAACAATGATGAATATCAAAAGTATATTGCTAAATATAATAAAGCTTTGTTTGACAGCAGAGTGTTCAGTTTACCAAAAGAAGAAGTTGTTAATTGTTTTATTTGGAGACAAGAAGACGCTATTAAAAATTCTATTAGTTCATTAGGTCAGTATCATTTTAACCAAAAACAACTTAACAAACAAAACTCAAAAGAAGTTATTAGTCTTCTAAAAACCAAGAATATCTTTTGGGAAGATTTTCCTACCACATTACAAAGGGGTAGTTGCTGCATTAGAAAACAAATGACAATAGAAACCCCATTAGGTGTGTGTGAAAGAAACAAGTTTGTTATTGATAACGATATCCCTATTTTTATTGACAACAAAGAGTATATTAATAATTTAGTATATTTAAAAAAAGGAGAAAACAATGTTAAGTAAACCATTTGCAGGTTGGACTACAATCACTTATGAAGATTTTAGTGAAGATATTAGTTATTTAGATGACATCCCTTTGGATTGGACAAAAGCATTTGAAATTTATTTGGAACACATAGTTAAAAATGACCTTGTCAATATTGTTCCATTGTCTATTATTGGAGATTGTGAGGGTTATGACTTAATTATTATCGCTACAAATTATATGCTAAAAATGTTTACTTGTGAAAAAAGTCTTGAAACTTTTAATACAAATGTGTTTGAATTTATACAACGTATTTGTTTAGATTTTATCAAAGACATAAATGAATGGACTAAATGGCAAGTATTTGATTTTGAATGCTTAGACGATGGCTCGCTAACACAAGATAGCATAGATGCTATGAACAAACGCAAGGAAGAAATATTAGGAAATATTGATAGAATTAGAAAATTAATTCACGAGATAAGCAATCATGCTTATTACCAATGGATTGATGTAATTTTATAAGAGAGAAAAGGGAAGCAAATGATTACAAAAAACAGTTTACAAAAGTTTTTAGATGGTTTTGATAGTGAAAAATCCCTTTGTGATGAATTCAATGAAACCGCTTTAATAGAAGGGGAGAAATATACTTTTAATATCGTAAGTGGATCAAGTGAAGATTGGGAAGTTGAAGATAGTGCGGGCAAATATCAGTCTACAGAATGTATCTATCAATTAGTAAAAATTAATGACGAATATGAAGAAATTGAAAAATATGAATTATATGTTAGTGAACACGGCAGTAGAACAGGAAGTTACTATACGGATTGGTATTATACTTACGATAGAGAAATCGTAAATAAATTTATCACTCATATCCCAGAAGCAACTGTTATTATTCCTGCTTATGAAAAAGTTGAATATAAATAAAAACATAAAAAACAAAGGAGACTTTTATGGTGCAAGTAGAGATTTTATTTTTAGCATTAATTATCATATTATCATTTTTTAGTGGATATGTATTATCATATCTTCGTGAAAGGGGAACAATTCAAAATCTTGCAAATGCTTGTGAAAATTATGAAAATAATCAAAATGAGCATCTTTCGATAATATCTTCCTATGAAGAAATAATGAAAGAGCAAGAGGAACAAATAAACGATTCTTCTGAAAGAGAAAGAGATACGCATAAATTAGTTAAAATGGTTTTATTAGAATACGAAAATAAAAAAGGAGTGAAAAATAACGATGAATAATGAAATTGTAAAAGATACACCAAAGTTTAGTGATTTAATTAAAGAGTTAAAACAAATTGATAAAGAACTAATGTTTTCTTTCCAAGAATATAACGATAGCGATAAAGAAAGATTTAATTATGTCAATTTTACTTTTGGTTTTAGTGAAATAGATGAGTATATTTTTACTATTAATTTTAAAAACAATGAAATAGAGTTTAATGGTGAATTTTTGGATTATAGTTTATCTGTAGATGAATTAGAAATCATTGGGAGTGTGGGTAAAATATTAAAAGATTATTTCGAGTTGATTAAAGAAACATTTAGGGGATAAATAAGAAAGATTAGAATTATAGTAGAGAGTAGAGAGTAGAAAAATTACAGAGAAGATTATTACGAAAGGGAAGAAAAGAAATGCAAGTAAAAGAATGGTTAGGGGAAGAAAATCAATTAGGAATTGATATATGGGAAAAGAAGTATAGACAAAACAATGAAACTTTAGACGAATGGTTTAAAAGAGTAAGTGGGGGGAACACTGACGTTGAAGAATTAATACGCAATAAAAAATTCTTATTTGGAGGTCGTATTTTAAGCAATAGGGGAATTAAAGATACGAAAGTAACATTAAGTAATTGTTATGTAATTGAG